CTTCCCGCTCACAGCCTTGCGGAACTTGCTCTGCAGGAAACCGGTGGCTCTTGGAATATTGGGCTGGATGGCGCCGGAGAGTGCGTTGGCAGCGCGGTGCATCGCAGGATAGAAATGCTTGTTCGAGATCTCCGGATAGATCATCAACATTTGGATTTGCCAATCCACATCCGCCGCAGCAAAATCAACTCTATACACGATCACCTTCTTTACTCCCCTCTCCAAATATTTGGGGAGGGGCTGGGGGTGGGTCACCAAGCCTTATAGTTTCTCTTGATGTCTTCCAGTTCCTTCGGAAGCACATAAAGATACATGGCGTTACCATTCATTCCATCCGCCATCACGCCTGAGTAGCCGGTAGCTGAATCTTTCAACATCCGGCTGGCAATCTTGAGGGTTAACTGCTTCACATCGGGCGGGACCATCTGGCGGGAGATCGCAGCCGCAGAAGCATGTAACGCAGCAGTCGTGCCATTTACGCCGCGCGTCACATTGAACGTTCGGTACACATCCACGCTGGCGCTGGTCAAGTGACTGACTTTCCGGGTCTTGTTCCAACCGCGCTGCAAATATCCGGTATTCCCGTTTCGGTCCAGTACTCTCGCCTGCTCCAGGTCCATTCGGATGATCTCACCAACGTTGATCAACGCACCGTTCGCGAAGACAACAATGTCGCTGACAGCATCCACCGCGCCGTTTAAAGTGGTCACAGCCGCAATCGGCGTGGAACTGGTGCCATCGATGGATTCAGCTTCGGAACCGACTACCACCACCATTCCTGGCGAAACCAGCGAACCATTATTAACTTGCAGGGCAAGAGCATTGGCAGCCTGTTCTGCGCCCAGTGTTGCGCCTAGTGCTTTGACGGCATCATACAAGCCCCACGGTCCGGTCACTTCCACACCATTGTCCAGGCAGGACCAGCTAAGCCCCAAAGCCGCGTAGATCTCCGAATAGGGACCGTTGGCATAATGTCGTCCATTGGGCTGCAGGGAATAATCAGCCTCGGAAAGGGTCACACTGTTGTTGACCAGGCTGGTCACGCTCAACAGCGGAGGCACGATCAAATTCGTCTTGCTCTTTCCGTTGAACTTGCGCGTCATCGTCACCGGTAAAAACCAGCCAATCTCCTTCTCGAGGAAATTGCTGGCAGACTGGATCTTCTCGAAGATCTTCCCTTCACGCTCCGAGCCAAACGACTCGGTATCGTCATCGATCTCAGCCAGTGTGCAATAGAGTTGCGCAAAGATAGGTTCGGTCATCGCTACTCACTGGGAACGTTATTGGTCACTTCTTGTGCCGCCACATCATCGAGGGGCGTGCTGTCCTGCTCACTGATAATGCCGCCTGTGTCATCGTCATACGCCCAGGTCACAGCCGACGCCGATGTGACGGCGGGGATCACATAATGCACGGTCTTATGATCTGCCTGGCGCGTGGCGCTGGCGATCTCCTGGGCAACCGTATCCACTTTGATCGTTACACCCAGGGCATAATCGCCGGCATGGATCTCCGTGGAGAAGACCACCACCACGGTCGTGGCAGCAACGGTGCCAATCTCAGCGCTCGAGAAGGCAGGCGTATCCAGAAAAACCAAGTTGCCGCCCTCGTCCACCAGTGTGTGACCAGTAGCGCCATAGATGATCTTGGTGGCTGCATACCCAAGTGCCTGATAACTGGCTACCGCGCCCGGGCGGACGTAAATAAAGACTGGACCCTTGACCATCAACACCTGCGAAGTAGTATCCAATCCTTCGCCGCCCTCGCTGTAGCGAATGCCTTTCACTTCCCAGCCCGCGGCTTGGTAGGTCGCCAGCGCAGCCGGCTGCACGTGCATCGACTGGCTGCCTTTTGTCATGAAGAATTGCGTCAACTGAGCCATAGTGCTCCAATCATTGTCCGAAGTGATCCGATTGTCCTGGAGGGTGAGGGAGTCACCCTCCAGGACGGGGAAATCAGGCGGGGAGGTGCCGTCTGGGATTCCTTACTTCTTCCCCTTGCCCTTATTCCCATCGCCCTTTGGGGAGAGGAGTTCGGGGGTGAGGGTAGGCATGGGCATCTCTGCAGAGGGCTCGATGTTTTGCGGTTCAGGAGCAGGGGACACTTCATCGGCGGCGGGCGGTCGGGGAACTTCCTGCCAGCCCTCATCAAGCCAGGCTTGCACCTTCTCGATGGGAACGTTCATCGTCCCTTCGCCTTTGCCTTTGCGCATCAAAACTAATAGACCAGCCATTGTGGCTCCTATCCGAGCAGAAGCGCGATGGCTTCGGGCTTGACAGCTTTCACGCCCCAGGCAAGTGCAACTTCATATGCTACGCGCCGACGCTGGCGGTACATCGCCACCTGGAAGGAAATGCCGGTCTGATCATCGGTGATGACCATTACGTCATCCGCGGCATCGCCGCCTTCCGGCATCGCGGGCACACGCATCATCAGGTGGATCGCTGAGCGGCTGAATGCCATGTTCGCGGCAAAAGACGCCGCACAGGAAACAGGATCATTATTGACCCATGCCACCTGGATGCCGGGGTTGGCAAGCACAATATCGCCATCACCATCGCCAGCGAAGCCCGTCTTGACGATGTACTTATTGGTGTCGCGGCCGGTCTTGGTGTTGGTCAGCACATCTCCTGCCAAAATCGTGCCGGTGCCGGTATCCACGTGGATGGTCTTCAACCCAACTGCGTACCCGGCGGTCAAATCCACCAGATAACCCGATTCAGTCCCGCCTGTATGGGTCTTTACCTGCGCGCTCTCGCGCACATCGAAACCCATCAACGGCAGCAGCAAACCCTGGCGCAGCAGATTGTCGCCGCCGCTCTCATTGGCTTTCCATAACTCTGTCAGAGAGCGGAGCGCCACACCGGACGTGGTGTTGATCACCATTTGCAGATCATCAAGCGGAGCACCATTGTCCGCCAGGATCTTATAGAGCTGCGCCATGAAGGTCAGCTTATTGGTGCTGTCAAATGGCGTGGTGCCGGCTGTGCCGTAGGCACGCGAAGCGGAAACATACAGCGCGGCCAGGTCCGCTTCGACCTTATTAACCAGGGTGCGCATCGCCTGCGCAAACTGATCCTGCAGGATGACGTTGTAAAGGTTCCCGAGTCCTTTTTGCTCTTCCGCTTCCCAGAAGAACGTTGCCGACTCAGCATTGTCGATCGACATCGTATCGGATCCCTGGGTCGTGGCGCTGGGGTCCGGACCGGTGGCAGCCGGAACGATGGCCGTGGAGGTCAGAGCAGGCACAACCGGGTAACGGATGGTCTGCCCTTTGGCAGCCGTTTCGCCGCTGGCATCACGCGTCACGGCGGTGATGAAACCCGTCAACTCGCGCAGTACCCGGTCTTTCGCTGCGTAGATGGTCGGGATCAGGTTGGTAAGAGTATTGCTCATGATATTTTTCCTTTTATGAATGAGGTGTATTCACCGCCCTCCTGGCGGTCGAAATAACCTTTGAGTTAGTCTTGGACCTTCCCGCCAGCATTGATGAACTTCGAGCGGGCGGCAGGATTAAGCGCGTCGAAGGCAGTACGGCTGATGACCTTGGGATCTTCTCCCTTGTCACTTTGGGCAGCGGGATCAGCGGGTGGCGTGAAGAGAGCAGCCGCGTTATCGTCCACCAGGGATGCGTCCCGCATGCTGATGTACAACTGATTGGCTTGCTCAGCCTTGGACTTTGCCTCATCCAGCGCGGGGCGCAGTTCAAGCGCTTTCTTCTTGCCATCCTCAGTCCCATCGCTGAAGTGCGTATCGATCTCTTGCGCGATCCGCTTCACTTCAGTATCCGCAGCCAGTGCGGCGTCGTAGTAGGGCTTTAGATTTTGCATTGCGATTTACTCCTATTTGTAGAGTTGAACTTCATCACGCAGGCTCTGCGCCTCGCGTTCAAAATCCGCCTGCGCTGGATCGCTGGATTCCAATGCAGTCGGATCACTGACAGATTTAAGTGCCTGCCTGGGGGCAGACGGAAGTTGTTGGTTGAACAGGCGGCGGATCGTTTCATCCAGGGTTCCCACTCGATCAGCCATCCCCATTTTCACAGCCTGGCTGGCGCCCACCATCCGCCCCTCGCCGAACCCATTTCGCACGATCGCCGGGTTGACCCCTCGATTGCGGGCAACGGCTTCCGCAAATGTGTCATAGATCTCGCTGACCCTCGTCTGGATCGCGGCTCGAGCTTCCTCAGCCAGTGGCTCGTAGGGGTTGCCTTCGGTTTTATATTTCCCCTCTTTGATGAATGAGAACTTGATACCTTCTTTTTCCATCGCCGCGCTCATATCCCGATGCACAGCAAACACACCAATCGATCCCACCTCCCCAGAGGGCGTGATTATCAACTCGTCGGCAGCCGTCCCGATCCAATACGCCGCCGAAGCCATTGTATGATTAGCAACCGCAACGATGGGCTTTGTCCCGCGCGCCTCAAAGATCTGCCGGGAGAGTTCATCGATCCCGCCCACTTGTCCGCCTGGGCTGTCCACATCCAACACGATGGCGCTGATCTCCGGGTCCTGGACCAGCTCTGCGAACTGGGCGCCAAATCGTTCGGCACTCGTCGCACCGGACATATCGGTCATCATGTTGGCGCGCGGGAAGATCGTCCCAAACAGCGGCAGGACCGCCACCGCGTTCACCCGCCGATCAGGCGGACGCTGGGCGCCATGAATGCGCGCCTGGATCTCCTCCGCCTCGAGCTTTTCCCCCGCCACATGCCGGGCAACGATCTCCTCGAGCTGCGCCAGCTTCTGCGGCAGGATCGCCCACGGCGTCTCGACAAAGGCTTGCAAAACATACGAGTTCTTCATCATTGCTCCTTGACCGTTTCTGTAGAAACAGGGTCGGGCGGCGGCAGGCTGTCGGGCGGCGCCCCGATCTCGGCATTGTTCCGAGTCATCCAGTATTTGTCCCCAAGGGGGTAACTGTCACGGTCTTCGAGATCACGAGACTCATTCGGGCTCAACTGCCCGGAACGGATCTCGATCTCGTACAATTCAGCGCGCGACTTGGCGTTCATCCGCAGGATCGCCCCGCGACTGAATTTGAAATACTCAGCAGTTTGAGCCGCTTCCGGAATCCAGCGCAATCGTCCCGCTTGTTCCCACTGCACCAGGTGCGGGTCCAGACAGCTCTTGAGATAATCTTCGTCCTGCTGATCGTTGCTCTCATAGGATTGTTTCCCCATGTTGAGCTTATAGACGGGGTACTTGAAGAAGTTCGCGAGTTCGAGATCCGTGTGATCCATGCTTTCCAGGAACTGCGCATCGGTCAGCTTCATCGTGACCGGCTCGAACTTCACAATCTTGTTATCGAACACAGCCAGGCTACCGGCGTTCTCCGACCCCACAATGATCTCGCTGTAGGCTTCCCGGTATTTTTGGCGATCCTCTTTATCGAGGGTGGCGTTCACCTGAATATATGCCGATGGATTCAATCCCTGCCCCTGGATAGCGCCCTGGGTCTCAGACATCCCCATCCGCAAGCCCACCGTTTCACGCGCATATTCCAGCACCGACCGTCCCCAGATGCCATTCGTGGAATTGATCATTACGTGCATCACTTCCACAGACGGGATGTATTTTTTGTCACAGCTCGGGAAGCGCACTTCATACCAAAGATCGCCTTTCTTGTCCTGCTTTGGCGTGGTCATATTGGCTGGCAGAATGAATAGCTCGCGCGGCGCTGGCGGAGCGGGCTGCCAGAGTAGCGCATTCCCCCAGAACAACAGCCACGTCATGGCAGTCTTTTTCAAAATAAACGGTGTCATCCACCGGTTGGGAGCGATCTCGAGCAGATACGCCATGTTTCGCAGGGCAACGTCGGGGGCAATACCTTCTGTCTTGCCATTGACCCGGCGATAATGTTTCAGGGGCATATTGGCAATGTCATCACTGATCCCGTTCGAACAGCGGAAGACCGTCGCCACCCGCTTCGAAAGCTCGGGGCTCACGTACTGCTTCGCTTTCGTCATCACGCGCCCGGAATAAAAGCCGCCGCCCTGGTCCGGAATGGGCTCCAGCTTCGTGTCGGGTTGTCTCGCGGTCTGCAGAGCGCCTGAAACGATCATGATTTGTTCGCCTTAGCCCTTCCAGCTAAATAGCTAAAGTGCAGGCAGAACGCACCTGCCACAAAGAGCGCAGCCCTCGGGGTAACACTGTAGGCGCCGGCAATGATCAATGCCGCACCCAGCCAGTACATGAGATCATCAAGATAATTCCTCACGCGTACGCTCCGAAGATGTTGACCAGCGGTCCACTCATCGCACGGATCCGCTCTGGGTGTGGCACAGAATTCCTGCAATCCTCCACCCACGGGCGGATATAGAAATCAAGTGGATAATCCAACATCGGCGATTCGTAGGTCGAGGGTGGACAGTGTTTTACCGGTCCCTGGTAGCAATCCATCCCGCACAGGATCACCGGATCGCAGCCCATCCACAGCGCGAACCAGGTCGCCGTGTTCGAGCTAAAGAACCCAGTCCACACATCCGGCACATCGAACTCCACATCGGTCGTCGGCTCCGGGCTGACGTGGATCGCCTTATGTTCTTTCACCGCTTTCACCAGCAGCGGATTAGACTCAGGAAAATCGTTATAGACCATGTACATCGGTTTGCAGTAATAAAATCCGTGATAGTTCACAGAGATCAAAATGCAATCCCTGGGTAGGCGCGCCAGATCATCAGGCAAACTGGGACCACCCCCCAGCACCGCGGCCGGGCACCCGGCGAATCGGTCCTTGAACGCGGACAACTTATGTATCATCGAAAAATCAACTCGATTTTTCCGGTAATTAAAGCGCCAATGAAAGCAATGACAGACAACCCAATGGCGCTGGCAAAATATAGACCAACGCGGTAGAAGACCAGCACAGGTTTCATTTGTTCGAGTTGGTCATAGATGTCGATAATGGCAGAGAACAAAAGAATGTCACGCGTCTCCATATCGATCTTCCCGCCTCGTTTGACCACATCGCGGATTTCCTTGATGACTTCGCTGTTGCCGTTTGACATATCTGTTTTCTCGCCTTCATGGTTTGATCAGCCAATCAAACGGAATGTACAATGCGTCCGGCTGCCCATCCGCGCCGCCAAACGTCCAGTCTTCGGGGGACCAGAACGGAGACCATACGATCCCTTTCGGACTATCACCCAGGGTGTCGTCTGTACCGTATACGCAATAGCACCGGTGCACCAACCCATTTGCCACCAGCTCGTCGAGCGGCCGCGCCCAATCGGTGCTTCGGAAACCTGCCAGCCTTGCCATCTTGCGCCAGCGCTTGGCGCCCACAGGAGTCTTCACGACAAGCATTTCAAGGTCTTCTACTTGCACCAGGGTATTCCCCAAGGCAATAGTTCCCCACTTCAGCCAGGGCACACCAATCCACCCACCTTCCATATCTCCATAAAAATAGATGGTGCCCTTTGGTTTGCAGAGCCAGTTCATTTTTTGCTCACGCGAATACAATGCCCAGTCCGGGCGCTGCAGGTCACGGAGTCTCAGCACATCTGCATGCGGGATGCTCAGCCAGTTCGACACACCGCCCATCGTGTTGGAAACTTTGTTGTACAAGCCAATCGCTTGAAAGTTTGATTTCGAATCGGTGGTTAGGTTCCCTGCCGTCCGTCCGGCTTCTGCCACCAGCACCGGATCGCCCCACTTCATCACACGGTAAATATCGCCTGACCCGGAAAACACTACTGGCTTCCGCAGCTCGATCAACCGTCCCGACCCATCCAGCACCCGCACTGCCACCCATGTACCGATCAACTCAGTCCGCAGTGCCGTGGCAATCTTGAGCCACAAGTAACCATTGCCCGCCCAGATATATCCAGAGAACTTCTCGTTCGTCGAAACATAGAAGCCGGTCATCGTCCCCATTTCACGCGCTGGATAATTCCGCACAACAACCCGCGTCCCGGAGATCACCTCGGCATTCCACAGGTCGGTTTCGGGCACAGGCTCAACTCTCGGCTCGACCACCACAGGCGGCTCGTCAACGATCGGCGGTATCGTCACAGTGATCCCCGCCCAGGCAAGTAGCTCTTCGTGTGTCCCGTGGAACTCATTCACATCCACAAAGGATGTGGTACCCCACTCTTCGGGTTTCCCATCCCATGCCTTCTGCCAGAAGGTCCACGTCTTACGCATGGGTGGCAGCACCGGCTCAGTAAAGAGTTTGGATGGCCATGAATACCACAGCTCCAGGTCTGCCAGCCACTGCTCAGCATCCGGATAATAACGTTTGAGTGCATAATAAAGTTGCTTGTAGCAATCCCAATTAGTATACAGAATAATCTTTTTCCCCACCGGTGCATGTTCGCGCCAGTAATTAATGATCCTGCGCGTGTCAATAAAAAACGTATCGTCCAGTTTGTTGTTCTCTGGCTCCAAATCGAGCACATAAACGTGCAAGTCAAACCAACTGGCGACTTTAAGAAAGTGATCGGCTTGCAACTTCCAGGAGAAACCACTCCGCTGATAGTGATATCCCCCGCGTACATCCACCTGCTTCACACCCTTCCACATCGTCTCCAGTTCTGGATCGACAAAACCCGTCCCCTCGGTCAGCTTCATGAACACAAAACCAATGCGCTTCACAGCCTTAGCTGGATCGAGCACCGGGTCATGATGACTGATATCCACGCCCTGGTCACGTGTGGATGTGTCTGTGGTTAAAGTGGTGATCGTTGCTTGAAGAAGATTATTCATCTGGTTCCTGGCAAACAAAAACGCCCGACGACTCTCTTTCGAGAATCGTCGGGCGCATCGGTTCCGACAGTCGTCCCGACATCAAGCCAGGACTGCGATAAATTATTACACAATTAATAGCACACTTGTTTCAAAACATCAAGCATTTTCGTAGGCTCAAAACCCAAAGTCATCAGATTTGACATAGTCTGCATAATTGACGGCATCCTTCAAAGGTTCGATGCGCGTCAGGGCG